TTGGTACATAATTTAACATCTTAGCTTGTGAAACCACAGAATTTCTTTGTATTGCAGTGTCCAAAAACATTTCGTTGCCAATCATATTCAAGTAATATGCATTGTACTGTGTATTATACGCCAAAACATCTAAAAGAACAGATAACGCAGAACCATCATAGTTGTAATCTTTTAGAGTATCTTGTGATTGTAAATAGGTTTTCAGATTGTTCTTTATTGCATTAAAGTCCAATTCTGTCATTTGAATGTTTGAATTAGCACCAGCCATTTTATCTGTTTCTCTCTAAAAGAATTGTTATTGTTGTCGGAATCGTTGCATTTACCAGATAATAAGTTATAGATATACTGTATGAATTTGAGTCTGGACTAGATGTTACAACTACACTTTTTAAATTTACCCTAGGTTCATACTTGTCAATCATTTCTCTAACTTCATTTTCTAAAGAAGATTTTGAAGAAGGTGAAATTGGTTCAAACAATATAGCTTCAATATTTGAACCTAAATCCGGGTTCCAAAGTCTTTCATAGTGTTTACAAGACAATAAATTTCTTATAGACCTTGCTACGGCCTGTGCATCATAACTAAGGGCAACATCATTCGTCACCGGTTTTCTGGTGAAGGTGAAGTCTATGTCAGAGTATATTTTAGTTAAGGTTGCCATTCTTTATTTATCGTAGGAGTAAAACGCTTTTTTGGAATCTTGAAGCTGTCGGAGAAAATTCTTGGGCCGGAACGCAAAAATTCGAAATTTCGGATTTCATGAGTTTAACCTTTGTTTAATCTTGTCTGAACCGATGGCGTTCATTATCATGTCGGTTTCGGATTGCCCAAGTTTTGAAAAATCTCTAACTTTATTGAAATCGTCTAATACTGCTTTGGAATTTTGATAAAATGTATTATCTTGATTTCTATAATTAACCATGGTTTGATTTAATGCAGAAACACTGTCGTACATACTTTGTGCCTGTGATAAACTCAAACTTGAATCTTTGTCAATCACTGTATTTCCATCAACCAACCTTTGAGTGATGGTTATACTATTATTTAATGTAACAGCCCAATCATCTACAGTTATTTTTTGTTGCGTTAGTGTATTGGATGTGTATAGACTTGTGAAATTGCCCATAATTGGTGAATTATTTTGTATGCCGTCAGATTGACTGACAATGTATACCATAATTTTACCTGTGCCAATTGCTGTTTGATAGTGTACTTCATCCATATTAGTATCTGGTGGTATCACATTTGATAACCTATTTGTGTGATATAAGAAACCTGGTGCTGTGCTTTGGATGATTGTATTAGACACATTCGCTGTATTTCTTATTAAAAGAGTTATAGCATTTGTTGTTCCAGATACTCCTCCAGCAATACTCAGCATATTGCTTGCAGTTGTTGTAATATAAGATATGATATTGGCGACTGGATTTACATAATATCCTGATGTATTGGATGTTGCAACATCTTGAATTTGCCAAGGTGTTAGTAAATCAGGCAACATATTCAATTGAGTTTTAACATTTGCTGATAAATCTTGTGTTGTTGATTTGGTCAATGGGTCTGATGAGTTAAAACCAAGCCTTGCGTATATACTACTCATATTATGCCCTCAATTCTTTCTGGAATGGTGAACCTGTTACACCCTCTGGTGCTGGATGATTGTGAAATGCACGAATCGTTTCGTTTACAATATCACCAGCAAGAATTGCACCCATAATACCAAAACTTCCAAGTGGCGCTGACATACTTGTAAGTGAGTTGATTGGTCCTGCACAATTAATTTGCAAAGGAATTGCAATTGGCAAACCTACAGATAAACCACCAGTTACAGTTACAAATCCTAATTTACCAGCTCTTACTCCTGTGCCTGCATCAATTCTTGTTGTAGATGTTATCTTATCGGCTTTGGCTTCACCAGAAACACTTAAATCACCATTGATGCGAACATGGTCTGGCACATTAATAACCAATTTTCCTGCAATACCCGAACCTGCAAATATTCGCATATCACCTAAAGAAGAAACGGTACTAATACCATTTACTGTTTGTGTGTAATTGCCCTTTACATGTTGTTCAAAATTACCATCAATTTCTTCAATCTTATCACCTTTGACATTGAAGTATGCGTCACCATAAACGGTAATGTTCAATTTTTTGGCAAGTTTACCGTCATCAACACCGATAGCAATATTATGGTCACCCAAGGTAATTGTATAACCATCACCAATGATTTTATGCACCTCATCACCATTAGGATGCATTTCCAAGAATGTTCCTTTACCATGTTGTATGCGTACACGCTCTCTTGTAGGAGTATCGTCCATCTCAAAAGAATGACCACCCTCAGTTTGGGTAACATTATTATAAGGGTATACTGGTTGGTAATTTGTGTTCGCTGCTGATTCTGGTTCAGTCCATGCGGTAACAAAACTCGGTTTAGTTGTCATAATTATGGTGATTGCGATGTTGAGAATTGATAAGAAGTCGTATTTGATGTAAGACTATCTGCACTAGGTGTGGAATCAATTATATATTTATTGATTAAACCAATATGTTCAGGATCCGTTGTGCCTTTACTTAGTGCCATTGAAACTGCTGGTGGTATACCCGAAGTGCTCTGTGATTCTGTGACAGAAGTTAATAGTAAATTTGATGCTTGTGTGAATTCGTTGGCAATTGATTGTGTTTGCGCTTCAGTCAAACTCGCAATTTGTTCTGGTATAGAACCAATGCTTGTTGCAACTTGTTGAATTGAATTTGTAAAATTTTTAATACATTCCGCTAACAATGCTTTTAATTTATCTGGTAAACTCAAAATCCATTCAACTAATTCTTTAATTTGTTGAGCCAAAAATATATATTCCAAAACAATTTCAACTTTTTCTGCAATGAATTCTATAACTTCATTGATTTTTCTTACTATGTCTTTACCCAATGACCAATAATAAGATATCTCACCACTTGGATCCAAACCTAAAGCTTTAATGATGAAATCTAATGCTTTTCTAAAGGCTTGAACTCCATCTTGTACTAGACTTCTTAGTGTATTTGCTGCCTTTAATTTTGCACCTCTAATAGCCTTTTGTAAAGCTTCAACAGGACTCAATATGCCTAGACTAAGGTTACCTTGTAAATTAAATATAAATTTAAAATCACAAACATGAGACAGATTATTATTTAATAAATCAATTGAAGAACCAGGCATATACCCTCTGGCCAACTGTGGTGTTGTCTGTACATCTGGTCTTTTTGACAATGCTGCAAAAGGTGAATTTGGTGAAAATCTCTCCACCACCTTAAAATTGATAATTTCGGTATCGCCTAAATTTACTGATGTTGAATATCCCATTTTGTCCTCATTTTTGTGTGTTTGGATTGAACGCAGGTAACACACCCATCATAACTGGAAATTGTCCTGCTTCACCATCAAAGAAAAATCCAACTACCCAGTCACCAACTAAAGGTGAAGAAAAAGAATTTCTGTTATTCAATGGCAACAAAGGCATCGCCCAAGGTAAATCTTCTACTTTTATTTCTATCTTGGATGTTTCAGAACCGTCTGTATGCCAACCAAAGATACGAACCTTACAACGGCCTAATCCCAATGGATCCATACGGTCCACTATTTCTCCCACCCACCATATAAAACTATCTTTTCCTAAAAAGTTTTGCATCTTCTAATCATCCTAAGGGGTTGTTTGCTACAATTCTATTTGTTTCACTATCTTTTGCTATTTCCAATACAGATTCGGAACCACCTTCTGACCTTATAATGTGTCGTATTGCGGTCACCAAATATCTGCCAGAATAAGTCATATCTAATTCTTTACTGGAAATAGATGGTAATTGAAAGTTAATTACATCACCAACTTTTAAACCTGGGTCACAAGGTATTTTTATTTTGACCAATGTGTAATTTGCCAAAGCCATTTGTGCGGTTCTATTAGGAATGAATGTTTCAACAAAAATGTCAGGTGCCACACTATTGTTTTGTGCATTTTGAGCCCAAGACTTTTTTCTTTGGTCTGAATTGGATATTGCAAGTTTAATTTTTCCTGTCACGGCTTCACTTTGCGTTTTTCCTAATCTGTTTTGTGTTTCTTCTAAAACAGTACCTTCATTTAATTTTTTACCGCCATAATCACTATATTTAAAATCTTTGACATTCACTTTTCTCGTCAATGGGTCTAAAGTAATCAACCTATTTGCAAAAGTTCCTGCTTCAATATCTTCCAACGAGTTAAATGCTTTAACGAATTCAAAATCCAAAACAGTGATGCTGGATTCAGGTAAAGTTGATTTGCTTACATTTTGTTGTTGATATTTGTATGTTCTATATATTTGTTGTTGATATAAGTTACTTAAAGATTTGAAATAAAACCCATCTTTATTTTCATAGAATAACATATCTGCACCAATCAAATTATTATATGTTGGTCGTGCATAGATTGACAACCAACTAATTGCTTCAAATGGTTTCAATGTCGGTATGTTAAAGTTATAGGTTCCTGTTGTGGAATCTATAAACATGGGTTTTTGAACCCTTAATTTTTCACTCAATATATTTCTAACAATATTGGATATTTCTGTTGAATATGCTTTTGTTACCTTTATTTGTTCAGACAACAACAATTCTTCCGAACAAAAATACAATTTAATAAACTCACTGTTCATTGGTCCAATAGGTTGTCTACTAGGGATAGTATACAATTTAAAAAACTGTTTCTTTCGTGTACCAGTGCTTGATGTGTCAAAAGATAAAGATATTGTTTCGTTTCCAGACAAATTTAGTTTTTCAATAATGCCTGTTGCATCTCTTAATTTTACATAACCAGAAATTGCAAAACTATAAATGTCCTCAAAATAAGACAAATCGACCAAAAGAGATTTAATATTTTGTGGTTGTTTATTCGCCGGATATATGGTTAAGTCATTAACACTTATCGACTGGGGAAATAAATTTCTATCTATATCTTCCATATTACCTACTCATCAAATTAAACAATTCACTTTCGATTTTTTGAACATAGTCTACATTCAACAATTTTATATTTCTCTTTGATTCATTTAATTCAAGTTCATATTCACGAATTGTCACAATTTTAGTTTTGATGTTAACATCTACAATTTCAGAACCTATTGTATAGGTATTGTCAGAATTGTATGGTAAATCATCGTAAGTTTCTTCAGAAATTATTTCGGTGTCAACAGTTATTGTTGATCCCAATGGACTCCTGTTTGTTTTTGTTACGATTTTTTCATAGTGATGTATATTGTCCAGTGAACCATCATACTTAGCTAAAACATATTTGTCAAAATTAGTTGGTGTTAATGGCCAGTTCCATTGTGGATCGAATATTTGATTGACCAGTAGAACAATCCAATACCTATCAATATCATCATAGTATTTGTGAGCAATTATTTCAGGAGTATCTGATTCCTGAATGTCATATGTGTAAAACAACAGTGGGTTGTTTATCAAACCTTGAATGACATTTGTTCTTGCCAAAAGGTTTGTGAATACTTTAGATACTTTATTTTCAGTAACGACTATTTTTGGTAATGTTTCAAAATATTTCATTTTAGTATCCGCTATCAATTGCTGCTTTATCTACTAGTTCAATTTCTTTGAATTGTAGTGTTAATGTTGTTTGTACTGGTGCACCATCTTCATGTGCAGACCATCCGTTCGGTGCATAATTAACATCAATATTTTGTAATACACTTTGTTTCAATTTGTTTATGTTTGCGTTTTCTTGACCTCGGTTGAGAAAACTTATTTGAAAAATTGCTGGAGGTGTCATAAAGAAACCTGCTGATTTTGTAATCAACTCTGGTGCAGCATATTTTCTGAAATTCTTAATGATGTTTCTAACTTCTTCTGCTTCTTGTTGTGAGTATGGTGTAAATGTAAAAGACATATTGTAAGTTCTAAAGTCTATACCTTCAAACAACACTTGTTCTTGTGGGTTAAAAACATAACCCGCATAATTTAAACCTAATTTTACTGCACCTCTATTTAAAATAGAAGTTAAAGCAGAAGCAACACCACTCACTGATTCTGCAGCAGTTGCCAAACTTAAATTATTATATTGTGCAGCATAATTAAATTCAAGTGTTTCTGGCATATAAAGTGTGATTGCTCCAACAGAAGATTTTGATACATTTCTTTTTACAAAACCTACGGCACTATTTAATCCACTACTTACAGTTTCACCTAAAGCACCACCTGGATCTCCAGAATTAATGGCTTTTTGTAGATTTCCACCTATTTGGTTGTAGGCTTCTTTAGTTGCATCCCAAGCTTTGGTGGCAACGTTGCCAAGGTCTGATGTTGCTTCTGCCCCTGTTGTATTTAAACCATAACTAACAGCTTTATTGAAACCTTCTTTCAAAGCAGTTAAGTCTGCTGGCAAAGATTCATAGATATCAAACCTCACAGAGTGTCCTTTGGTTGAAGAATCTAAATCTCTTGGATATTTTAAATTGAATGTATTGTACTTGCTTTTGTACAAAGCAGAAGTTGGTCCAGTAGTTACCGCCGATAAAATGCTGGCATTGGTATTATTTACCATTTGTTCGCCGGATTCAACTAATTGTGGTGTTCCCATTTTTTCCCTGTCGAAAAAAGTTATATATAGTATTTATGGCATATTCAGGAACATTCAGGCCCACAAACCCACAAAAATATGTTGGGGATTATAAAAACATCATTTATCGCTCAAGTTGGGAAGCTAGAGTGATGAATTGGCTCGACAAAAATCCAAATATTGTCTCTTGGGCTTCAGAGGAAAT